GTCCATGCACTGCAGGACGATATAACCGCCATAGCTTGTGGCAAATACTGCTTTCTTTGCGGCGCGTGGATAACGGTGCTCTGCAAATGCAAACACTTCCTCAAAGTCCATGCAGCAGTTGCGAACGTTAAAGTAGATGCTCGCACCGCTTGTGCCGTGACCGGGAAAATTGAAGGTGATGACCGCATAGCCATGTTCCGTCATCACTTTCGCAAGATTTTCAAGTGTCAGGCTATGCATACTGCCGCCAAAGCCATGCACGCCGACGATAAAGCCCTTCACTTCGGTTTCCGGTTCGTAAATCTTGATCATGAGTCGATAGCCATCGGTCTTGCGCATTGTTTTGATCACTTTCATACTGTACCTCCTGTAAGTTATCTGGCTTCTCAGGGGTATCTCCCCTTCCTTCAATTACAGTATAGCATATCGAATGCTCAAAATTTTGAGCATTGATTCACAAATTAATGATAGCAGATAGGTGGATAATTGTCAAGTGTAGATTGCGGTCGCTTGACTTTTTTATTTCAGGAGGTTAATTTTTCGCCGCTTTCCTTTGACTGGTACTTGAAAGGTACTCAAAAGCAGAAAAACTGTCCTATTGCTTTTGGAAGAACTTTTCAAGTATCAGCAGGAGGTGCAGTATGGAACACCAGAAAATCCTTGACGAAATCGGCTACTACAAGGCACAGGCAATCACGGAACTGCTCTATTCAGCAGGACTTATTACATTTGACGAGTATGACAAATTAACCGAAATAAACCGCCGAACTTTCTCTCCCTTGTATGCAGACTTATTACCGAAAACGCTTGAAAAAGCACCGAAACAGAGTTAATATAGCATACGAGAAAGGAGGTAATCTCATGAATATCAGAAAAATTGAAGCCCAGAAGCAGGAAGTGAAAAAACTCCGTGTGGCGGCGTACTGCCGTGTATCAACGGACAGTGACGATCAGAGAGACAGCCTTGAAACGCAGAAACAGCATTTTGAAGCGTGGATCAGACTGCATTCCGATTGGGAGTATGCTGGCGTGTTCTACGATTTCGGCATCACCGGAACAAAAGCAGAAGTCCGTGATGGTCTGCAGGCACTTCTGTATGAATGTCGCATTGGTCGGATTGATTATGTGCTTACCAAATCTGTGAGCCGATTTGCCAGAAATACTGTTGACTGCTTATCCATCGTCCGTGAACTGCTTTCCTATGGCATTCCGATTTATTTTGAGAAAGAAAATCTCGATACCGGAAGCATGGAAAGTGAGCTGATTCTGTCCATCATCAGCAGTCTGGCACAGGATGAATCGGAGTCCATCTCGAAGAATGTGAAGTGGTCTGCACAGAAGCGTATGGAAAATGGCAGTTACAAAATTGGCTGTGTTCCTTATGGCTACACGAAAGATGAACATAGAGAAATGGCAATCGTGCCGGAAGAAGCGGATGTGATACAGTACATATTCAACTCCGTTGTGTCCGGTATGGGCGTGTACAAAATTGCAAAAAATCTGAATGCACAACATATCCCTGCAAGAAAAGGCGGTAAATGGTCAACAACCACACTGCTGGATATTCTGGTCAATGAGAAATATGTGGGCGATGCCCTGTTTCAAAAGACCTACACCGATAGCAATTTTCACAGGCATGACAATCATGGTGAGATGAAAACGCATCTGGTGCAGGAACATCATGAGCCGATCATCAGCAGAGAATTATTTGAAAAGGTTGGTGCGATTCTGTCACAGAGAGCCAAAGAACGTGGCATTCAGAAAGGAACAGCAAAGTATCAACAGCGATACGTCTTTTCAGGAAAAATCATCTGTGGGCAGTGCAGTGATAAGTTCAAACGGCAAACCTACACCAGCGGCATCACATGGGCTTGCAAAACACATCTGTTCCATAATTCGCAGTGTTCCATGAAATATATCCGTGATGATACTGTCAAAGCGGCATTTGTCACCATGATGAATAAGCTGATTTTCGCCAGAAAGCTGATGCTTCGTCCTCTGTGTGAAGCACTTCGGATTGCAGGCAGCGATGAGAATCTGCAAAGAATTCTTCATCTGAAAGAGGAATTACAGAACAATGCGGAACGCAAGGATGAATTGCGGAAATTAAGGGCAAGGGGCATTATTGACAGCGTTCTCTACAATCAGGAAGTCAGCCGCATTGAAAAACAGAGTGACGAATTCCGTGCGGAGATCAGAGGTCTTGGAAATGCTGAGTCCGGAAGCAATCTGAAAGAAGCGGAACGACTGCTGAAATATGTGGAATCGGAAGATATGCTTTCCGAATTCTCGGATGAGCTATTCGCTGATTTCGTTGAGAACATTGCAGTATACGATCGAACACATATCGGTTTTCAGCTGAAATGCGGATTGACCTTAAAGGAGGAGCTATGTACGGGTACAGAATCGAAAATGGAATCGCCGTGATTGATGAACAGGAAGCGGCGGTGATCATCGGGATTTTCAACGGCTATATTTCCGGCATGAGTCTGATCGCCGCCGCTGAGAACGCCGGACAGCCGATGGTTCAAAGCCGTGTAAAGAACATCATCAAAAGAACCTGTTACGTGGGGGATGACTTTTATCCTGCAATCGTGAGCAAACAGACATTTGCGAGAGCCAATGAAGAAGTGATACGCCGTGCCGATAAGCATTACAGAGGAAGCAGAAGAAAAGCACCGCCGATTTTCAAAGAGTTTACACTCTCCGTTCCGGCGATGCAGTTTGAAGATCCGATAAGGCAGGCAGAATACATTTACAATTTGATAGAGGTACGAAAATGAATGTAATAACCATTCCGGCAAAGCCGCAAAAGGGCAGCAATGCCGCAAAGGCGGAAGTGAAAAAACTTCGAGTAGCGGCGTACTGCCGTGTCTCCACCGACAATGAAGAACAGGCAACCAGCTACGAAGCACAGATTGCTCACTACAGGGAATTCATCAGTTCCAATCCCGACTGGGTGCTTGTGGATGTGTACGCCGATGACGGTATCAGTGCAACGTCTACCAAGAACCGTGAGGAGTTCAACAGGATGATTGAGGACTGCAAGCAAGGAAAAATCGACATGATCTTTACAAAGTCCATCAGCCGTTTTGCTCGAAATACCGTGGATTGTCTGAACTACATCCGTGAACTGAAAGCAATGAACATTCCGGTATTTTTTGAGAAAGAATCCATCAACACAATGGACGCAAAGGGTGAAGTCATGCTCACCATCATGGCGTCACTTGCACAGCAGGAGTCAGAGTCCTTAAGCCAGAATGTGAAGCTGGGGCTGCAGTATGGCTTTCAGCAGGGCAAGGTTATGGTGAATGCACGGCTGTTTCTCGGATATGACAAGGATGCGGATGGCAATCTTGTTGTCAATCCGGAACAGGCGGAAATTGTCAAGCGTATTTTTCGTGAATATCTTGAAGGTGCAAGCTGTAAGAAGATCGGCAGAAGGCTGGAACGTGACGGCATTCTGACCGTCCGTGGCAGCAGCCGATGGCATGACAGCACGATACGAAAGATCCTTGAAAATGAACAATACATGGGAGATGTTCTGCTGCAAAAGACCTATACTGTGGACTTTCTTCGCAAAAAGCGAGTAGTGAATAACGGCGTGATGCCGCAGTACTACATTGAGGGACACCATGAGCCGATCATTCCGAAAGAACTCTTTCTGAAAGTGCAGGAAGAAATTGCAAGGCGTGGTTCGGAGCGTGATTGTCTGGGCAAGAAGCGAGGGTTCAGTTCCAACCATTGCTTTTCACAGATGGTGTACTGTGCCGAGTGCGGCGAGCAGTACCGCCGGATTCACTGGAACAATCGTGGCAAGAAATCCATCGTGTGGCGATGCACCACCCGACTGCACGACAAGGAAAAGTGCCGTGCGAGGACGGTCAGCGAGACATTGCTGCAGGATGCCTTCTTGGATGCGGTCAATGAGATGCTTGGTGACAGTTCGGTATATCTGAAACGGCTGAAGGAGAACCTCGAAACCGCCATTCACCTGACAAATCCCGATTCAGCAGAAGCACTTGCTGCAAGGATGTCAGCATTGCAGCAGGAACTGATCGACCGCACCAGCCGCCGTGAGAATTATGACGACCTTGCGGAAGAAATTCTGCACCTGCGAGAGGTGCAGGCTCAGACGGTGATGGACGATGCCGCCAAAACCGAACACAAGAAACGCATTCGGGAGCTTCGGGCGTTTATCCGTTCCCAGCCGCATGGTATCACGGAGTTTGATGAGACGCTGGTGAAGCATTTGGTGGAGAGGGTGACGGTGTTTGGGGATTATCTGGTGTTTCGGTTGAAGTCGGGGGTGGAGGTTGTGGTGGAGAAGTGAATGGGTAGAAGCAGCCC